TTTGGATCTCCGCTACCTTTTGATCCTTTAGGACCTGGTGTACCACCCTTATCAGTAGCAGATTTTTTAAATATTTTATCTAGAACACTTTCTCCACCAGCAGCCGGCTCAGCCATCATATCTCTAATATCTTCTACTGCTTTAGCTAATGCCTTATATGCCCCTTTATCTTCTGATAGCCTCGCACTTGATTTAAACAGATCACCAAATGCTACTGTCTTGTCAATATCTATTTTATTAATAGAATCTGCAATCTTGGAAATTCCATCAGCTGCTTTGTCTAATAATCCTTTTTCTGCAACATCTCCTAATGTTACAATGAATGTTGAGAAGTCTCTTAATTGATGGGATACTAATGGATTACTTTCATATAAACTACTAAATGCAGTTCCTATTGAAGTTAATAGAGTTCCAATAGATGCTGCCACGGCTTCTGGTTGAAAATCTCCACTAAACGCCTTAAGACCTGCGGCTATATCAGTTAATGCATCACCTGCACCATCAACAGCCTGTATACCTTTTTGTATTTTATTTTCATCCCATGATATAAACCAATTACCATCTTGTTCTTCATTTTCTTTACCACCTATTGAAGCAAAAGCCTGACCAACCATTCCTAAGACAGCTTTGATCTTACTAGCAGTTTCTGCTGGATTTGTTAAACCAGAGAATGTAGATAGAGCATTTGCAATTTTTTCTAATTCAGAACCTGCACCTTGTACTGATTGTATACCTTCTTGTACTTTATTTTTTTCAATTCCTAATAAACTACCCCAAAATCCACCAGCCTTTACATTACCTTGATCAGCTACAGCTGCAAACGCTTCTTGTACAAATCCTACTGACATAGATATAGCTGACCCAACTGCATTAAAATCAATTTCTGATTCTACCAGTTTTTGAAATGCAGTTAATCCTTTTGCAATACCAGTTAATGCTGAACCTGCACCGTCTACAGAATCAATTCCTTCTTGTACTTTATTTTTTTGAATTCCGAACAAAGATCCAAAAAATCCACCAGCATCTACATTACCTTCTTCGGCAACAGCAGCAAATGCTCGCTGTACAAAACCAACAGTTTTACTAATAGCTTCACCTAGTACATCAAAATCAACTTCACTTTCTACTAATGCTTGAAATGCCGTTAACCCTTCAGCTATACTAGTTAATGCTTTACCAGCATCCATAACAGAATTAATACCTTTTTTTGTAGCATTAGGACTAAACGCATTACCAAACACTGCTCCAAAAATTCCAGTAGGAGTTGCTGCTTCACCACCTGCTTGTGCAAATGCTGTTGTAATACCTGATAACACTGTTGCTAATTGTAAACTATCGTCAGAGGTCCACTCTAATTTTTGATATGCTTTTAACCCAACAGATAACTTTGTTAGTGCTACACCAGCTGCGGCAAATCCTACTGCTGCCGCTGTCATTCCACCTGCATCGACAGCACCTGTTATAGCACCACCAATACTTTTAAAGAATCCTCCAATACCATCACCCTTAGGAGGTCCTAAGAATGCAGTTTTTACACCAGCTAAAGTAGTTGTTAAGTCAAGAGCATCAGCCTGTGTAAAGTTAACTTTCTTCATTGCTGCTAAACCTGGAGCTAAGAGTAGAAGAGCCCCACCTACTGCGCCAAATGCAATCGCACCTGCTCCAATAAATAATGAGCCTACACCAGCAGCAGCAAAGACTAAACCTAATGCAGTTAATACACCAGCCTGAACAGCAACACTTTCCAGTGTCGCGCCTTCTGTTGCTTTAGCGAACGGGGCATAACCTAAACCAAATACAACTAAACCAATTCCCATAAGTGCAAGAGAAAGAGCACCTGGTGCTATAAGACTTAATCCTGCGCCTAATAATGCTGTGGCTATTCCTAACCCAACAAGTATTGCTGCTTGCATTCCTACAGCTTCAAGTGTTGGTGCTGTTTTTGCTACGGTGAATGCAAACACTGCATAACCTAAGCCAAATATAGCTAACCCTATTCCCATTAATGCTAATGAAACACTACCTTTGTTTATTTGTTTAGAAAATACGCCAAGTATTGCTACTGCACCACCTACTAATATTAATGAAGCAACCATCCCTACTATAATCATAGGTTGCATCATAATAAAAAATGTAGTTAATGCAAATACAGCTAAACCTATAGCAAATGATTTTAAACCATCTCCCATCTTATCCAATGCACGAGCTCCTTTAGTAATAGGTTTTGATAATTTTCCTAATAAAGCCATAGCCCCACCTACTAATAATATACTAACTATTAAAAATGGAATTGCAATAATACCAACAAGGGCAGCTAAACCTGCTAAGACTAAGCCTTTTGCAAATGATAACAGCGAAGTCCCCATTGCATCTAAAGTCTTAGCACCTTTGTTTACATTCTTTGATTGTTTACCTAATTCTTCAAATGTAGGTGTTAGCATTCTAACAGCTGCACCTAATAATTTTATACCTAAGAATGCTATTGGTAAAAGTAAAGTTGCTTTAACTAAGTTAACTGCAAATTTACCGATAGAGTCAGCCATTATTTGAAATGCTTCAGCACCTTGCTTTACTTGCTTGCTTTTCAGGTTACCCATTATTTCATAAAGGTCCATCAGGGCAGTTTTAAACTTTTTAATACCAGATTTTGGAACTATACTAAATAATAACATGCCAGCCGCCATTCCTTTTGCACCAGCCCCTAATAATTTTAATGCTTGTGCACCGTCTTTAAGCTCTGGTGGAAGGCCACCCTTTGCACCAGCACCAGCAGCTTTACCAGGTTTCTTACCAGCTATTGCTTCTAAAAGCTTTGTCTGTTTTCTTAACTGCAATAACATACCAATGTCTAAATTCTCAGTGACTCCAGTATTTGCAGAAATAAGTAAATCTAATTTTCTTAAGATAGCCTCATCACCCTGTACTTGAGCCCCTAGTGCTATACTTATAGCATCTAAGGAGTCTGCTGATGATTGTGACGTAGCTTGAATCTTAGTTAACGGATCTAATAAGTCTTTAATAGTTGCAACAGCCATTTAGATTTTATTTTTTACAATTTAGGCATGGACATATTTGGTAACGCAGGCATTTTATACGAACTCATATTCTTTTGAGCTTGCGCATTCAGTCCATCCATATTGTATTTATCCTGTGTGTCTTTAGTATTTTGTTGCTCTTGCTTATTACGATCTTTTAACAAATCATTAAAGATTTCTAAAGTATATTCATATTCATAGAAAGGAAGCAAATCCAGCTCAGATGGCTGAAGATGCAACTTTTCTAATAATAATACTCGAACTTTAAAGAAGTTCAGTAGAGATATCTGGAATAAGGAACAGAGCCTTGATACCGCCGGGAAACGTTAGCGGAACAGTGACCTCCTCACTGCAGCTTTTACATGGAAATACCATCTCCGGTTTAACACCGATTTTCATGTCTTCAGCTAATCTGTAGACAATTGTATACTTTGTAGAATCCCAACCTTGAAAAGATGTAATCTTTGCAAAAATATCTTTTTCATTCCAGCCTCTCCAATCTCTTTGTAAGTAAGGCAAGATAGCTAGAGTAGATTTATCCCAGCTCTTGTTATTTTGCTCTCTATCTCTGATATAATCAGTTATAGCTCTCATGATACCAATAGTCGGTGGCGCCATTTGAATAACTCCATAATTCTTAGTAGCAATAGAATAACATCTATCACCTTCATCATAGTATTTCTCAAATTTTTCTACTACAGAATTAAATTGTAAATTACTAGTTCTTAATTCTACAGATTCTTGAGATTTGCACATTGAAGATTTGCATGAGTTACTTGAAACTGGCATCATTAATGTATGCTCACCTGTTTTAAATGTTAATTCTCTAATAGAAAGTATTAAATAAATTCTATCTTCTTCAAGGATATCTTTATAAGATCCTCTTTGTGTACCATACATTACTTTACAACATGATACTACAAGATTATTTAAACCTTCATCTACTTCTCTAAGGTTAGCTTCATCTATTGTTGAAAAGTTTCTAATTTCAGCAACCTTTGCAGGTCTAATATGAATTTCAAAATCATCTCTATAAAATTTACCTTTTGATGGGAAGCTATTAAGATCTAATCGTGTATAACCTACCATTGCATTTAATCTCTTAATTTCAGGATCATCTGAGGTAACTTTATTCATTTGTCTATTAGTATCAACCTTACCTAATGTTTCTACTACAGAATTTGGTGTTTCGGTAGCTTCAACCTGAACGGCCTCATCTTTATCGAATTCCTTCTGTATATTATCTTCGTGCTCTTTTGACATCTTTTATTTATTTTTTATTAATTGTTTTTCTGGTTTAGTTTCTTCAACTATATGTTCTACTATTAATTGTCTAACATATTTTGAAATAGCAACAGGTTTAATCCTATCTTCCATTGATTTTTGTATAATGATTGTATTAAGACTATCCTCATCCTCAGGTGTTAACAATACTTGTAATTTTTTAGTAAGTCTTTTTCTCTGTGGGATAAGTTCTTGGACAGTTTCATTAAATCCATATTTAGAGTTATCAGATTTAAATTTATTAATCCAATATTCTACTCTTTTTAAAACATCACTTAGTAATTGATCTTCTTTAAAGACTTCAACTACTTCTCGGTTAAATGACTTAGTTCCAAAATCTTTAACTGCACGCTTAATGTATTTTCCTGTTCCAAAGTTATTAGGGTTGTCATTTACTGAGTATCCTATGTAAACTTTGTTAGTTTTTTCTTGCTGTAATTTATAGATAATCATATTTCTATATTATATAATTTATATTATATATTAGAGTGAAGGCAAAAAAACTGGGAATACTTTAATATTCCCAGTTTTAATTTTAATTAATTAGTATTAAGCCCCTACATTCTCTTCAACCCAATGATCACAACGATAAGTCATTGATAATTGAGCAGCATCTGGGGTTGTATAATTCAGTTCATCGATAAAGTCCATCTGCCCAGTTGGAAATACATCTTTAAATGTAATCTTTCTGAAGATATCTCCTGCTCGGTTATACTGAACAACAATCATACTTCCTACGTAATCTTTCTTTAATCCCATTTCACCAGTTAATGGATCATAGATTATATTAGTCCAATTACGGAATGTATTATAGATGTAGTTTTCATTAGCTTCATTCAAGTTAAGACTGAAGTTAAGTGTTAGATCAACAAATGTTTGACCTGGCATACTTGCAAATGATCTATCTGCAAATTTGTACTTTTGTCCAATTGCATCAATCGATGGATTTAATGCATTTAATCCTCCAATTGAATTTACCTGTTCTAAGATAAGACCGGTATCATCTCCTAATGGAGAAAATATAGTCACCTCAAAAAGGTTAGGTTGAACTGGTTCGTACCTTTGGCTACTTGCCCTTGATTGTGTATAATGTGGTAACGGCATAATTTATATTGTTTTTTTATATATTCGTCTTACTTAACTTCTTATTGGAAGTTTCCTGAACTAATTGCTCCAGTTCTTAAAATAGTTGTTCTTTGTACAAGAATTTCCATTCCTCTTACTGGTTCAATATATGTATCGAGGATACCTACATTCTGGTCAATTACTTCTGGTGTATTATTTGTTTCATCCATTATATTTCTATAATCATATACACCATCATCATTTTGAACAGTTGATAAGAAGTTGTCAGCTAATGTTTTAATTTCTAATCTCGTTTGAGCTGTATTAAATTCGAATAAGTAGTTTTTAAGAATTGCATCAATACCATCTTGGATATAAATTACAACCTCTCTAACGTTAATTGAACTTAAAGCAGATTTCGGAACCTGTTGTGCAGTTTTATTTGCAAATATAGTTGGTCCTGTTCCACTTTGGAATACAATCGGATTTAATCCGAATGGCTCTAAGAAATAACGATCTTCTTGATCTAGATTTAATTCTAAACCTACAACACCGTTTCCACCTATAACTCCACGTCTTACTCCAGCCACAATTGACCAAGGTAATGCGTTTTCATATTTAAGTATATAGTTATTAGATACATACGCAGCAGGAGGTACACTTATATTCCTTCCTAAATCTCTAACAGTTATAAACGGATAGTAATATGCTCCCCATGATCCACCGCTCGTTGCCGAAGGTAGTGAGAATCTAGTAGTTGGATTCAATGAAAGATTTCCACCTTCAGATATAAACTTAGAAGATAAACCTCCAGTTAGATCTGTAAAGCTTGGATCTGTATTTGCTTTAAAATCTTTGGCAGATGGTGCGTTAACAATTGCTAATGCATTCTTTCTACCTGCACATAAATTTGTATAAATAGCTTTACAATTTGCTTCTATTCCATTTCCATAAGTATCTACTACATAGCGGAAGTTAATAGTTTCTTTATCAGTTAAAGCTTTATATAAATTAGTCCCACCTAATATTGGAGCTAAACATTCATTTTGTCTAGAATTTGATCCATTAGGTACATGTTTAGTTGCCAATAAATTAAAACCTGGCAAATTAAATATGTTAAGGTAATCTACCCAAGTATCAATTGGATAATATAACTCCACTTTTCTTTGTGCTGGTGATGCTATCAGTGTTACATCAATATCAGATTGGCATGTTACTAATAATCCTTGAGTGTTTGCAGGTATAACTGAATATTCAGTTGTTGTTAATCCACCTACAACAGAATTAATTCTAGTTAATCTTGAATGACCACTTATTGAACCTTCATCATGTACTAAATAATTCCCAACTATTAAATCAGCAGCTTCTGGTGAAGTTGATGATACAATAATTTGATTAGGAAATAATCCACCGCCTGCAGCAGTTCTTGGTTCATTCACAGAATCTCCTAGAATATCAATACCTAGATTAAGAGCACCTTTTAAAGTTTGTACATTTAAACAATTTAAATCTGCATATGTTACTGGGTTAGTTGCTTTTGCAAATAAACCTATTGCCGTATCTATAGAAAATTCAACATGTGGTGTTAAATTAACAAAACCATCTTCCTGGTAAGGTGTTATCCTTACACTTGTTAAGTAATAAGCAGGATCAGATATTGCAATTTTATTAGTAGTAGTAGTTGCTCCTGGACCTGTGTGAAAGAATCCATAATCTACTGAATTCATTACAAGAAATGATTGATACGAAGTATTACCTGCACCAGTAGGGAAGTATACTGCTTCATCACCATCAGTTAAAGTACCGTTAGCAAACTGTGTTGCTATAGTACTTCCATAAGAACCTATAATACCAGCAGTTGCATTTGCTTGTATAAACTCATCTGCTGTAAAATCTATATCTACTTCATTAATATAATTATAATTAACACCTGCACCTGTTGGAAAATCTGCCGGTAGAATACCACCTACATCTGATAATAATACAGTTACAGTAGTACCTACAGTTTGTTTAGATATTACTGGTACATATACATCTGGTGCTAAACCAGTAGTTTTTATAAATGAACCTACTACAGAAGAAGTATTTGGTGTCATACTATTAAATGCATCCCAGATAGCATCACCTGATGCAGGAGCTCCTGTATTAGTTACTTGAATCTGTACACCGGTTCCACCAGTTGGTACATCTACAGTTATTGTACTTGACACATTTTCTACATTTGTATCATTTTCTCCTTTTCTACAATAATTTAAATTAGAAACAATTGATCCACTATATGATAACATATTAATATCATCTTGTAATGTAGTAGTTTGAACATATTCAATATTATGTCCTACCATATCAATTCCGCCAGATACACCATCAATAAGAATATCTCCACTAAATAGATTTTCATTAACTGTAACAAATAATCCAGTAGTTGCAGTATCAGCATTAACAACTTTTTCAACAAAAAGGTTATTACCTAATAGATCTACAAAATTAGGAATTAGACATGCAGTATAAGTTGCTTGTAATTCTACCTCAGGTAAATTAAAGAAATTTGCCATTTGAGTATCAGTAGCATCTGCAGCAAATACTCTTCTTTTTAATCCTTGTGTTGCATCAAAATATTGTTGGAATATTGGATCAGAATCAAATCTTGAATAAGGGGTAGTTGAACTAAAGTCTCCACCAAAGTTACCTCCTATTACAAAGATATCTACAAAGAAGTCAGATATTAAACTATCTTTATTTAAAAAACCAGGTACATTAGCAGCACCATACCATTCTTCAACAGTTACTTGGTAAGCTAATACATTTGTTAATGCAGCTTTTTTAGCAATTACAGATATAGGAGTTTGTCCTAAATTAGTAATATCTAATAAATCATTAACAGTTGATCCTGATAAAGCAGTTTGATCAGCGTTAACTGTAGTTAAAAAGTCGTCCGTTGATGGGAACCAAAATTTATCTTTATTATAAAAACCTGAATAAATGTAATCTAATCCTAAATTAGATTGTATTTCTGGTGTTGCTGACGTTGCAAAACGAACAGCATTAATTTTATCATTTTTATCTAAGTTAAGTAGATTTAATGCAAGAATCGGTCCTCTTTCCAATGCAGCCAAACAGCTTCTGTGGAAAAAAGAATCTTTTCTTTCTAAGTTTCTGTCTATATCACCATATACTTGCTTAAAGAAAGCTGTATCTGGAATAAAGACGGGTGTATTAAACGGACCTCTCTTTGAAAAACCGACCACCAGTCGTGTTTGATTTGCGGGTATGCTAACTACTTGACTTTTGTCAAATTCGAAACGATAAGTACCTGCTGCTTTAAGAGAAGCGATTTTTGGATCTAGTGCCATCTTGTATTATATTTTTTTGTTTATTAGTTTTTTTATATATCCACTAACCTTTGAACTTTTATACTAAGTCGTAGATATCAAAATTGAGATTACCACCTTTTGAATCTTTTTCTAAAATTTCTTCTATTTTATATTGTATAGCTGGATCTATCTCATCATAAATCTCTTCAACAAAATCAGAGAAGTCTAAAGTAGTAAAGAATTCAGAACTATTTATACAAGTCATAATTAAATCATCATTACCTAACTGTCCAGCATATGAACCATTTGGTAGTTTTCCAAAAGTTGATGATTCTTTTACAGTATCTCTATCAAATATTTGGATCTTATTTTGAGTTATATATTTCTTAAAGTTTTGACAAAATATAGGTTTATTATCTTTTTTAACTTTAAGCCCAAATTGTTTTATCTTTGCATCTACTCGATGTTTAAATTTAACAATAGATTCTTCATCAAATTGATTTCTCTGTGGGAATACTGTTTCCATCCTTTTTATTAACTCTCCTCCAAACATATTCCATTCTATAATTAATTTTACATTCTCTGAAAAGAATAAATCAAAAGCTAAAATATACAGAGCTTTTGCAAATTCTTCAATAGTATGAGAGTTACTTCGGAACCGCCCTATTTGGCTTATTGCAAAAAAGTCAACAAAACTTCCTGGTGTGGTTACAGATTTCCAATCGCTTTGGTCTAGCATTTTTACTTGGAATATATTAATAACAGAATAGTCACCACCTACACCTTCTGCAATATCTACAGAAAATACCCAGTAATTATAATCTTCTTCTATTTCATCTAAATTAAAACCTGGCTTCCATAATAAACCAGAGTAATCAAGTTCTGCATCATCAAAATCTGGAATTTCTTGATGTTCAAATTCCACTTGATTTTCAGTAAGCTTTTTTAAACTAGCAGCATTTAATAATAATGATGAACCTGCTATAAACTGATTTCCATATTGTCTATTAAAGGCTTCGTCACTACCTAAGTTAGCAATCTCTTGTCGCATCCACTCATCATCTCGCCCTGGTACATCCCACCAATCTACTCGGAATGGTGTATACTCACTTAGTCCCTTATCAGCAGCATTATAAATGTCATAGAACTTATTAAAGCCATTAGGCGTACTGGTAATTATTACTTTAGAATTAGTAGATGCAGATACTGTAGGATATACATTTTCATAAAAAGTATCTACAAAGTTTGCAGGTATATGTGCAAACTCATCCATAAATAATAAATGAATGGTAAAACCAATTGCCGCTTTCTTAGTAGTTGTTTGGCCAATAATTCTACAACCATTGTCAAACTTGGAATTAAACACATCCCATTTAAGGGTACCGGGCTTGATAAAGAAAGGTAGATGTTCTAATATAGTTTTACCTTTATCAATGATTTCTCTTGTTGTAGCACCCTTATTTGAAAGTATTAGCGAATTTTTATCAAAATTAAATACTGAATACCATGCAATAAAGATAGATGAACATATTGTTTTACCAACTTGCCTACTTGCAAGACATACATTAAATCGCTCTGCCTGGAACTGTCTTAGCATTTCTTCTTGGTAAGGTCTTAAGTTAATTGTCTGCAAACCATGATCTGTCATTACAGTACAATAAGTATTAGCAAAGTATACAATATCTTTTGCACACTTTTTAATTTCTCTTATTTCCTCATCTGTATAATTAAATACAATGTTACCTTTTCTTAAATTAGGATTACCTTCATAAAATGGAGTAGACTTTGGCTTATACCCTTCATCTATAGCTAGCATTAATTGTTCCACTTTCTTTGAAGTCCATGAAAATTGCTCTTGGCCTTTAGATATCTTTAATTCAAATCCTGCCGATTCTGCTTGTGGTTTAGCCATTAGTTTATTCTAAGATAGCAATAAGTTGATTAATGTGGATTATTTCATACTCAGTATTATCCAAAGTAACCATTGTACCCTTGCCCATATTTTTTAATATAGTATCACCAGCCTTTATATGCTCTGCATCACCAGCTTCAATAACTGTTGCTTTACGATTGTGCTTTTCAACAGGTATGATAATACCACTAGATGTTTTTTGTTCTTGCTGCTCAATTTCTTGAATTAGCAAATAATTATTTTTCATTTTCATTTCCATCGACGTCTTGTATATCTTCTTCTTTAATTGTGTCTTGTAAAGCTCTCATTAAATCCTTTGTACCTCTAGATTTAATACCACTTTGTTTATTGGATGATGATGACCCTTCAGTATTATGATAAACATCTACATCACGGGATATCTTTTTAGCATTTTCCTCAATTGCTACCATATACATTGTTTGACTTTTAATAATATCTAAAAGAGTTCTCTGTAAATCACTAAGTACTTCAAACATTCTTGGTGAAACATCGCCTTCATGAATTGTCTCCATTAATAAGGTAATTGCAGTTTCACTGTTTTGCATTTGTCTTATTAGCATAGATAGTGCAGATTCATCTAATTGTGCCTTAGCTCTAATATATTCATGTTCAGCTATAATTTCCTCACTTAAATAAAAAGTTAGTAAGCTATTCATTACTTTTTCGGCTTTGTTTTTAGCCCTAACTAACTGTGCACCTTGATTACTCTCAACCTTAACAGGCTGGAGCTCAACATCATTCTCACCTAGCCCCTCTACTTCATCAGGTAAATCGTTTAATAGATCTCCTAAACTATCACGAAACTTGTCTTTCGATGTTTCTTTCATATGTTTAAATTTATAATATATATTCCAAGTTACCTTGGGTTAGTAACTGTTGGGAGCATTAATTCAGGTGAAGCATTATCTAGTAATAAAGCTAAGTGAGAATCTTTTACTACATATTGACTTAATATTAATTCTTGTAATTCTTCTTCTATAGGCTCGGCCCATATTCTTATATTAGTTAAATCAGTTTCACAGCCTAATAACTTCCATGAATAACCATCAGGAATTGTTATTGCTGATACTGTTTTTGTATTTACATAAATATTTGTTAGATCAGCACTTTTATCTGGATTAATAGCTCCGGCTAATTCTACAGTATTATATAAGAATAGGGATAGTTGCTTAGCCAATTGATTTAAATTTATAACAGCTGCATACCATTCACCATTACTTAGTGTGACTGGTCCTAGGCCAGCCGATTTTGATAAATCATACTTATAATAAGTATTATTAAATTTAATTATAAACCAATTTGCAGTATAGGTTAATTGAACATAAGTAAAGTTTCTAGCATCATCAGTGTCATATGAAATAAATGTATTACTTACTTCTTTCCAAAATTTTGCTGTAGGTGTTTTTGTATTGTCAATATATGGAATATCTAATGTTAGAGTTTTAGTTGCTGCATCTGTAGATTTTACTGGCTGAATCCCATTATAAGAATTTGTACCTTTAACTGATATCCAATCACCAGCCTTTATTGCTCCAGTGCCAAGAGGTAGTCCTGGTGTAGTTATCATAGGATTGCCTGCATTGTTACTTATCTGTGTTATTAAAACATTTTTACCTATAGGATTTTTGTAGTTAGGTCTAAACCAGAATGTGAATGCTCTATTATCAGTTGTAGACCACCCATCAGTATATCTGTATTTAACCCCAACAGTATCCTTTGCTAAAGTTCCTAATGCATAATGATATTTTGAAATAATAGTCCACTGATTGTAAACATTCTCTTCAGTAATAGTCATCTTTTTATTCAATGATCTCCTTACATAATCATTAACTTGACTACCTATAGTATTATACTCATTAGGTTTCCTAACATCTTTAAATTCGTTTTCTCTTTCAACTCTAAACTTTTCTTCTACATTGGAAACTAATGCATCGGTTGAGGTTTCTGCTGCTATACCTTCTACTGTATTTTCATAACCAACATTTGTTCTCTGTTGGTAAGTAACAAGACTTACTCTCCAATATGAACCAGTATACATAAAATCATCAGCCTCTGCCATTGCATCAACTTCATACATTCTATTCATAAATTGTTCAAAATATAAATAGTCCCTCATTTGTGGTTTTGCACCAATACCAAAGACTGCCTCAAATGCAGACTTAACAATATGAATTTCAAATTGAACAGGAAAATCCATCATTAATGGATTAAATTGAATATCCCTTGTAGGTAATTCGTTGTCAGGAATCATTATCTTAACCTCACCTGACTTAATAACATCGAATAATGAATACTCTTTTAGTATAACATCTTGGCTTCTTTGATCTGCTTTGGTTTTATAATAAGTTACACAGAATCCAAATAAGTTGGATGCCATTGCCGATAATTGAGTATACATTTGGCCAGCCCTAGATATATCATAAGGATTCCAACCACCACCACAGCAATCAAATGCTAAATTTAATGCACCAGAGCAACCGTCAACCCCGCCACAATCAATTTGAGGTATTTTACAAATTATACCACCATCAGTTACAATTTCTAATGCAATAGAATTAAAAGTTAAAACACAGTCACCAACTTGAGTGTATCTATATTGAATCCAAAATTTATTTGCTGGATTTAATACAAGCTTTTGTAAATTGTGAGGTGTTAATATTGACCAATCAGAATATGTTACACCATCTATCCCCCACCTAAAATCTTTATTGTAAAAACAATCGGTAGTTTCACCTGTTATAGAATCTGTAAATCCTAATATTTCGGTTACATTTTCATAAGGTGTTTGTAGACTAACTAATAACTGATCGCCATTAGTATCTGTGCTTGATCCTGTTACTGCCATGTTATGAATTTATTTGTTGATCTTCTATCTTATCTGTTTTCTTTGCCCATATCTTATCAGCAGAAGCTAAACCTAAACCACCAATACAAATTGCAGCTACAGCATTTACGATAGCAGGTTCTACTGGTTGATCGGTATAAAGGTTAATAAAGAGTGCTGCGCATAATGATAAACCTGCAGTGATCCCAATAAATCTTTTTGATGATGGTGTACCCTTTTCATCTCTTAAGAGTCCACTAACCCAACTTATTATCTTTTTCATATACAAACATTATTTGTTTATATATTCATGTTCTAATACGGTGTATAGTCAGTCTTAACTAGTAAGATTGGATCATCTTCTTCAATTTTAGGATCAATGGATGTAATAATATCAAATGCATCCATAATCTGAGATTCTTCCATTTCAGCAAGGATATCAAACAAAAGTGCAGCTTTAATATAAAAATGAGAGGCTCTGTCTAAATACTTATTACTTAATATTCCGATATCTATAAACTTTTTATTAAATGTATCTAATTGTTCTCTATCTAATATTTGTGTAAGATCAAATATGCCTTCTATAATATTAAAATGAAAACTTACAATTTCATGACCATTCTCGAGCTTTACTAATCTTGAGAATAGTTTGTTGTTAGATATTTTAAATGTAATTCGTTCTAAATTAGATAGTCTAGCAAGTATAGACTGTAAAAAGAAAATAGAATTTGGTTTAAAATTAGGATTAGGTAATAGCTCCTGGTCTATCGTTTTTTGTAATTCAGCTCTTAAAAATGCTGAAGTTTTTATAGCCCGTTCAAATTGATCTAAAGAAACAGTAAATTCAGATGTATTGTCCGATTCATTTTTACATTCCTTCTTTACTTTAGATATAATTAGATTATCTATGTAATCGTTTGTATATAAAGTAAATGCAATATGCGTTGGTATTTCTAATTCAAATTGTTTATCAATTGATATCATCACTCATCTGTTTTTCTAATACATTTATTGCATTTTTTAGTTCAGTTGGGTGGTGTTTCATTGCTTCTTTAAAATCACGTTCGCCTATTTCATTGATCTTTAAATACATTTCTAATGCTTTAGTGTCAGGCTCCCATTTTTTTATTTTCTTAGAGGCTTTTGTTTTAGTATAAATAAAACCAGGTACTCTATTGAATTTTGATGCAACCATTCGCCACGCCTCTGCTTGACCTACTGGATCAATCTTTAATGCATTAAACATATTTGCTTGTAAAGGAAACTTAATACTCATAAATCTATTTGTCATAAATGAATTCTTAGATTTATCATACCCTTTTAATTTTTCCCACTGCAGGTCTCGACCAAACAAGACCTTTATGTAATCAAATAATTTCATTTCCTTTTATTATTTATACGACTTATTGATGTAATAGTTTTCTTTTTTTTAGAAAATCTTTCCTTTTGTTTTTTTATTTGTAATAAATGACATATCATTTTTATCACTGTCATTATCACCCTTGAAGAAACTGGCCTTAAACGCAGAATTATCATCCCCATCATATTCTGTACCTTTAACTATTTTTTTCATAGTAGATACATTAGGTAAGTTTAATTCATTAACATTTATTTGAGATTCTACTGATTTAAACATTTCATCTAAGATACCTTCTGGTATAGTATGAGAGCTAAGTACCATTAAATTAACATTTGATCTAAGGTTAGCTATAATCTGTTCTCTACTCATATGTTTAGCTTTCATATGCCTAATAAGAATATTAGCTAAATCAGTAATATAACCGTCTTCATAAAGATACATATGAGATAGTGTACCATGTTTTTGTTTAAATTCATTGATAATAGCAGTTGCTTTACCTTCACTAACACCATACCTTCTAGTTTTACCATTCTTGGTTGATGAATGCCAGTATGCAGGTGGTACATTATCTCCTGAATCACCAGTAAGAACCTTACGAAAACGGAATTCTTCTGGATCTACTTCTATTATAGAAACTTTCTTTTTATCAATGATTGATGCTAATAATTTTTTGGATTGAGCTTCTGGTGTAGATGATGATTTTAATACATCAAATATATCTTTTGAACTTTCATCTTCTTTGGTAGTAAGCCATTCAGAGAATCCTTGGTATGTATACATTTTTTTATGCGCAGGCGAAAACAAGATTGTATGAGTACTGTTAGTTTTACTTCTATTTACTAATTGAACTAAATCTCTATCACCAGTAAACATAATAACTGATTTATCATTTGCCAAAGATTCAGTGTTCCATGCATACATTAAATCATCACCTTCTGCTCCATCTATTTTAGAATAGATAACACCTTGTTTAATAAGTAATTGAGTAAACTCTTCAGTAACTTTTGAAAAGTTTTTCCAATTGATTGTAGTATCTTGTTTACGATTGCCTTTATATTCTGCATCTGGATAAAAATCTTTTCTCCATGATCTTGAATCGATGGTCCATACTACTTTATCGATAAGTCCTTCAAATAATCTAATCTGATATGCAAAATCAGTTGCTAACTTTCTCATAAAAACAATTGCGTCTTCATCAGTAGCTAACATTCCTTCTTTTTTAGATTTCCTTGGTAAAACATATAATGTTCTAAAAAGAAAATAATTGCCATCTATGACAAAGGTATGTCTTCCTGTTTTTCTCATTGTATTGTATTTAATATAATTATAACAAATTTTAGTTATTACTGAAAGTAGATTTTAATGTTTTTTCTTCGCATTCTTCCTTTGTTAACTTTTCTTGTCTTAAGTAATAATACTTACTTACTGCTTGGCCTAATTGATAATGATTAGGAAACTTTTTGATTAATGCTTCTAGGAATGGTGATCTCATACTCCATTTAATATTGATTGCAGTTCATAAATACACGCAAGCATTGATACCGCAGGATCTATTACTTGTTGTCTTTGTGATTGGTACTTAGCCACAGTTATAATTACTTGTGGTATAAATTGAATATATGATTGTCTTTCTTGTTGGATGAATTCTACAAACTCTGCCCCTAAAGAAGATAAAACATCGTCAGATCTATTTGCATAATTAGATAACATATATTGATAATTTTTTACAGGATCTGTTCCGTCTATAACTAAATCATAAATATCTTTATAAACTGAACTAAATTGTTTTATATCATTTACTGTTATTGTATCTTTACCCTGTGATTGAAACCCTTGTAGCTGATTAAGCATGTTCCTTAAATCTGGAAATTTTCTTTTTACTAATTCTACGGCTGCATGTTTATCAATACCAATACTCTCATCTTTACAGATTTTTAGAATCCTCATAATGTAACTTTTCATTATTTCAGTTTCTTCATCTTTAGAAAAATCAAAATCAATCATTTCAAACCTTGATTGAATTGGATCTGGCACTTTATTAATATAATTACATGTTGCTACGAATCTTGCATTAGTTGCAAACTGATCCATTGTAGCTCTTAATGCTTTAAAGAATTGATCAGATACTCCATCGATCTCATCTAATATAATTACTTTCATTTTCCCAGGCTCGTCCATAATAGAA